TTTTTAGATAACTGGAGAAGAAAAGTTGGAGATGCAGAAGCTGATAGAATTATGAGACAAGCTAGTACCATCGGAACTGAAATGCACCAGGTACTAGAATATACTTTAAATGGTCAAGGCTACTACAACGCCATGGAAGAAGGAACAAAACCTAGAATGATGGCTAAAACTATATTAGATAATATTAAAATAGATGAAGTATGGGGCAATGAAATAAGTCTAGAATATCAAAATAAATACGCAGGAACTTGTGATTTAACTGCAGTTGCTTATGGTAAGCCTAGTATTATTGACTGGAAACAATCAAATAAACCTAAAAAAGAAGAATGGGTAGAAGATTATAAACTACAGCTAGGTGCCTATTATTTAGCCCATACTGCGAATTACGGCCCCATAGAACAGGGGGTAATAGCTATTTGTACCAGAGACCTTCAATATCAAGAATTCAAACTTACAGAGCCTCAATTAAAAGAATATGGAGATAAGTTTTTAGAGAGAGTTGAACAATTTAATAAGTTACAACAACCAGGATCTTAAATCTTCTTCACCTAAAGTCTTAGCTGCTATCTGACCTTTGCTAGTTAAAGACTTCATAATAGCTTCATCAAGAGTACCTTTAGCAACTATATCAATATAAACAACAGTACCCTTCTGTCCCATACGATGCGCACGATCTTCAGATTGCATTCTAACTTCTAAGTTATAATTATTAGAATAATAAATTACAGTGTTAACAGCAGTAAGGGTAAGACCAAAACCACCAGTAGTAGGATTACCAACAAGAAATCTTGTTTTAGAATCAGTTTGAATCCTATCCACAGCTTCTTTTCTTTTTTGTACATCTATGTCTCCATATATACTAACTACTGATTCTTTGCCATATTTGTCTTCTAAGAATTTAATAATTTCATGAATGTTATATAAATAATTAGCCCATACAATTACTTTACCATCTGTTTCTTCTAGTATTTCATCTAAAGCATTTATTTTAGATTTATGTAAAGTAAGAATTTCGCCATCATCATTTTTAGTAAATCCATTACACACTTGGTGGAGTTTAATAATTTCTGTAAGTTTATTTGAAAATGATATTGTACTATCTTCAACAATAGCTAAGGCATTAGTTCTTAATTTTTCATAAATTTTTTTAGATTCACCTTCTAATTCTATGTATCTTTTTTGTCTAACTTTAGGTTTTAAATCTAAGCATTGGTCTTTACGGATCCTTGTTGCAAATTGTTTTAACTTCTGTTCTAACTCCTCCAGGCGTTTATAATATTTAGGTACACTTATAAAACGACCAGAACCGACTGGTATGTCAGTCATTTCAGCGTATCTATTCCTAAAAGCAAGATAACTACTAAAACCTAATAGTTCTGGACTTAAAAATTGGCATTGTGTATATAGGTCCAATGGAGATTTTGTTATTGGCGATCCTGTTAATATACGCCTCATATGAGATAGCCTTTGTAGTGCTAAAATGTTTTTTGTTCTTTTTGCTGATCTGTTTTTTATTGTGGTTGATTCATCCAATACTACAAAATTTAACTTATTTTCTCTAAGATAATCTACACAAGCATCAAACCCTCTTTTTGTAGATAATGCTTCAACATTAATTAAAAATATTTTTAAGTCTTTTAATTGTGATAATGCATGATAATCTTTTGGTTTATCAATATTCCATTTGTAAGTTTTATATTTAATTACATTAGGCATGTGAGTTTCTATCTCACTCTCCCAGTTTGTATAAACTGATTTGGGTGCAATGACTAAGGCGGCCATTATTTTTCTTTGTAGAAAAAGATAAGCCATATTATCTATAGTTACTTTTGTTTTTCCTGTACCCATCTCCATGAAATAAGCCCACTGCGTTTTTTCAGCGGATTCATTTAGAGCATTTCTTTGATGCTCATATGGGGTAGTCTTATAGGGGTATTTCCACATCTTAAAATTTAATTATATTTTTTTGTTGCAAACGTCAAACGAATAATTTAATAGACCAACAGGAGGAAATATGGATATAGAAAAAATGTCGAACATTGACATTAGTCAAGATAGTGTAAAATCTATCTCTGCTAAATGTAATGAGCTTAAAGATCTTAATAAAAAGATTGAAGAAGAAGAAGAAAAATTATCTCTTTTAAAACATAAAAGTCGTGATTTAGAAGAGCGAATCATTCCAGAGATGATGCAGGAAGCTGGTGTATCTTTGCTGAAGTTAGCTGATGGATCTACTGTAGAAGTAAAACCATTCTATGCAGCAAAAATTCCTGAATCAAGAGTTGAGGAAGCCTTCGGTTGGTTAAGAAGTAAAGGGTTCGAAGATTTAATCAAGAACACTGTCACTGCTTCTTTCAATAGAGGTCAAGACAACCAAGTCTCAGAATTAATAAGAGTCTGTGAGGAACATGGGTTTAACTATAATAAAAAAGAAAAAGTTGAACCGATGACACTTAAAGCTTTTGTTAAAGAACAAGTTGAAACTGGTAAAGAATTGCCATTTGATTTGTTCGGTGTATACATCGCAAATAAAACAAAAATAACTAACAAATAATAGGTAACAATATGAAGTTAAAAGACGGACAATCGAACGAAGTAGCGATTAAACAACAAGCAGGCGCAGTTGCATCTATTAATATAGAGCAATTCGCTGATGAAGGATTTGATAACGTAGACTCAAATAGTTTAGCGTTACCATTTCTTAAAGTTCTTGGACAACTTTCACCACAAGTCACACAAGGTGATAGTCAATATATAGCGGAAGCTAGACCAGGAATGATCTACAACACTGTGACCAACGAGTTATATAATGGAGCAGAAGGTATACGTGTAATACCATGTTTCTATAAACTCGAGTACATCGAATGGAAGGATAGAGATAAGGGTGCAGTTGCTCCTGTAAATGTTTATCCTGCTGATTCGGATATCATGTCTAAAACTACTAGAGACGAAAAAGGTAAAGATAGACTTGAAAACGGTAACTATGTAGAGGAAACAGCTTCACATTACATTATGGTGGTGGAACCTGATAAATCTTCTACGGCATTGCTCACAATGAAATCTACTCAAAGAAAAAAATCTAAGAAGTGGAATTCTATGATGATGTCTCTTAGACAAAAGAGAAAAGATGGTAAAGGTTTTTTTAGACCTGCACCATTTACTCAAGAGTACCTACTTAAAACTGTTCTTGAAAAGAACAATTTAGGTTCTTGGTATGGTTGGGAGATCGAGCATATCGGACAAGTGGAGAGCGAAGAAACAATCAAAGCAGCTTTTGACTTTTATGAGTCATGCAAAAAAGGTGCTGTGAGAGCAACCCACAACAACGAAGAACAACAGTCAGAAAAAACACCATTCTAATATGGATATACTTGACAACACCTTGGAAGAGTTTGTAGAACTCTTCCAGGGCTCTTCTACATATTTTGGTGCTTCGCAACCATTAGGTCAAACTCGTGGCCGTGATGGTAAGCAAGAATTTAAACATTGGGTGGAACCTAAACCAATGACTAAAGAACATTGGTTACAGCATTTAAAAGGAGAAAAATATTATGGAAGTGTTCCTATCAGAGATGATAATACATGTAGTTGGGGGGTCATTGATGTTGATCGCTACAATATACAACATAAAGAAGTTATATCAGTTATACGGAAAAGGAAGTACCCACTCATCCCGTTCCGATCAAAATCCAACGGACTCCATTTAATTTTATTTATTGATGGTGTAGTTCCTGCAGGAGCGATGCGTAGGAAGTTAATTGAGATTGCATCGGACTTAGGTGTAAATGATTCGACTACGGATATTTATCCTGCACAAGATGAAGTTGATTTAACTCCTGAAGATTGGGATCAAAAAAGAAAAGGTAACTTTGTAAACTTACCTTATCAAAAGGCACACATGACTACCAGAGTTGCAATGGACAATGATGGTAATTCAATTAAGTTAGAAAATTTATTTAAATTTGTCTCTGAGTATAGATTAAAACCTGCAGAGTTTAAAAAATTAAAAATATTTCAAGACGATGAAACTAAAGACTACCCACCTTGTGTAATTAACTTTATGAAAAATAGAGTTCAAAAAGGTGAAGGTCGTAATGATGCTATGTTTAACGTAGCAGTATTAGCAAAAAAAATTAATCCAGATGCTGTTATGTATCAAGATTGGACACGTAACATGATGGCTAAAGTTTGTAGCGAACCCTTACACCCGCAGGAGTTAAATAATATTTTTAAAGGTGTCGAGAACAAAGACTATGCCTACAAATGTAAAACATCAATTGCACGAATGCATTGTGTGTCAAGCACTTGTATAAAAAGAAAGTTTGGTATTGGTGCTAATGAAGCATTACCTGAAGTTGGTAAATTATTAAAGGTAAACTCTTATCCAGAACCTTATTGGATACTTCCTATTCAAGGTAAGTCTATTCGACTATCTACAAAACAATTATATCAACAGCAGTTGTTAGGCGAAGCTTTATTAAATTATGACATTGTATGGCGACCTTTGAAACCTACTAAAAGAGATCCAGACCCTTATCGTGATTGGCTTGATGAACTCATTCAAAACAAACAAGACATGGAAGGTTTTGATGAAGGTGAGGAAATGGATGATGTGTTTAATTCTAGAATGACTAGGTTCTTAGAAGATGTGGAAGATACTACAGAATTTGATCAAATTGAATCTGGTAACATTTGGAGAGATGAAAATGAGATGAGATTTAAGCTAGAAACCTTCAGATCCTTTATGAAAAAAATGGGTTATAATTGGAACGAAAAAGAATGTACGAGATTTTTAGAAACAGGTGGAGCAATACCTAAAAAGAAATTTCAAAACATTAGCAGCAGGCACTGGGTAGTAGCATTGCCTAAACAAACAGAGCATAAAAATAAAGATGTCAAATTCGTTAAAGCAAAAGCTGCGTGGGAAGACAATTAAAATCTTTGGACCACCAGGAACAGGTAAGACCGAGAACCTTTTAAAAAGGGTACAACGATATCTAAAACAAGGTTACAGCCCCGATGAAATCTGTTATATCTCATTTACTAACAAAGCTGTAAATGAATGTGTAGCTAGAGTTAGAAAAAGATTTAAAGAATATGACGAAGATGATTTTAAATATTTTAGAACATTACATTCTCTGGCAAGACAACAGTTTGCTGAGATTCCCGTATTAGATCCTAAAGCAGACCTACTGATGTTTCACACACAGTATGGAACTGTAAAAGTTAATTACAAAGAAGGTCATGACGATCAAAAGGTTTATAACAATTGGTCGTTACAAATTTATGACAGAGCTAGAAACATGAAAGTGGATCCAGTGTGGTTGTATAAACAGCAATCTAGAAAAGCCGTAAGGTTACAGCAATTCAAATCCATTATCGCAGGATACGAACAATTTAAAACAATGGAAATGGAGAACGGCCAACGGACACCGGACAGATTAGATTTTACGGATATGGTGCAAAAGTTTATTGATGAAGGTTTGTCGATACCTTTTAAAGTATTAATGGTTGATGAAGCTCAAGATCTAACACCTTTGCAATGGGACTTGGTTGTTAAATTAGCAAAAGCTGTTGATCGAGTTTATCTTGCAGGTGATGATGACCAAGCAATTTATGAATGGAATGGCGCTGATGTAACTTTGTTTCAAGAGTTTCCTGGTAAATCTTTAGTGTTAAAAAAATCAGTACGATTAAATAAAAATGTACATTTCTTCTCAAATACTTTATTACAGAGTATGGGTGATAACCGAGTCGAAAAAGAATTCTTATCTAATGGTAAAGAAGGTGCCATTTACAGGTGGAACGGTTTAAAAAAAGTGCCTTGGGATTTAGAAGGAGACTGGATGGTCTTAGCTAGAATTAATGATGTAAAGAAAGAGCTGCAGCAGGAGGCACGAGATTTAGGTTTATATTATCAAGATCAAAAAAATAATAAATCATTTGACCCTAATCAATATTATGCAATTCAACATTGGGAAAAAATATGTGAAGGTGGCAGCATCACTAGAGAGGAAGCTTGCACCATGTATGAGTATTTATTGAACATAGATCACGGCTACCGGTCAACGGACAGTAAGAAGTGGAGCTTTGCTCATGCTAACCAAGTATTTAGCTTTGATGAGCTGCACTTAAGATGTGGTATGCGAGATGAAAAAGGACCATGGAATCAAGTATTTAAGAGAAAGTTTAAAGATAAAGATAAACAATATTTTCAAAAATTAATGGCAGAAGGTGTAGATTTAACACAACCACCAAAAATAATTATAGATACAATACATCAAGTAAAAGGCGGAGAAGCAGATAATGTTGTCCTGGCGAGCAAGTGCAACTTCCCATCACATTTTGATAAAAAGAATTTAGCAGATAAGGTAAAAGAACTTAGAGTTTGGTATACAGGAGCCACCAGATCTAAACAAACACTCCATCTGCTGGGCACCTATCATCAATATAATTTTCCATTAGGAAAATATTTTAAACAATATGAGGCAACTTATGGTAAATAAAAATATGTTTGACGAAGCCTTTCCACAAGATAAACAGATAGGTGGGAGTCACTACAAGGACTTTCCTATACAACCTTATGAATTTATTTCAAAAAACGACTTGAGTTTTTTCCAGGGCAACGTTGTGAAATATGTTTGTAGATATTTAAATAAAAATGGCATAGAAGATTTGAAAAAAATTATTCATTATTGTGAGTTAGAAATATTAAAGATGAAAGATGACCCAAATCAAAAAAAGAAATAAGTTATTTGAACCAATTATTTGTGAAGAATGTAACTTAGATAGAGCAGTTATTATTCACGAAAAAATTTACTATTGTGCAGATTGCTATATATTTCTGGTGGATATGCCTTGGGATAATGCACTTACAAACATTAAAAAAAATGGATTTAACTCAAAATTAAAAAATTAATGACTCATCAATTAAATTTTATATACAACGACAGTGATTGGATTTGTCCGTCAGAATACCCAGACTTATCAAAAGCAACTGAAATAGCAATCGACTTAGAAACTAAGGATCCCAACATTAAAAGTAAAGGCGCAGGTTGGGCAACCTTTGATGGTCATATTGTAGGGTTTGCAGTAGCAGCTCTAGGTCAACAATGGTATTTTCCAATAGCTCATGACGCAGGGGGTAATATGGACTCTGCAATTACAACG